TTTTGTTTGGTGCCCTGGTCGAGGCCGAGCCATTCCTGCAAAACGATGAGCGTCTCGCCGTCTGGCAATCACGCTATGCCGAAATCATACAAGAGGTGCAGGCCCAGGATGACGCCGAGGCGTTGAGCGGCTCGCCGTTAGCGGTGACCGCATCGTGATCAGGTTTGGAGAATATCTCCCCGACCAGCCAGCATTTGGCAACCCAGGTGCGACCGTAGCCAATAACGTCATTCCGACGGCAATGGGCTATCGCGAGCTGAGCGCAATATCCGCGTTCAGCACGACGCCACTTAACGCACGGGCACGCGGAGCTGGGTCAGGGCAAGCGAGCGACGGCGCGGTGTATCTGTTCGCCGGAGACGGCACCAGCTTGTACCGGCTTAACGGCGCAGTGTTCGATGAGACCAACGATAGTTTTAGTTTGGCCGAGGATACCAATTGGAAGTTTGCGCAGTTCGGCAACACGATGGTCGCCGTGTGTCGCGACGAAGCGCCGCAGAAGTGGACCTTGGGCAGCAGCACAAGCTGGTCGGCCCTTGGCGGCTCACCGCCTAAAGCAAGGCACGTCGCGGTCGTGCGCGGCTTTGTCATGCTGGGCGACGCGGAATCAGGCGGCACGTCCTATCAGAACCGCGTGTATTGGTCAGGTCTTGATAACGCCGAGACGTGGACGCCAAGTCAGACGACGCAGTCTGACTTTAACGACTTTGTCGGCGGCGGCGGTGCGGTTACCGGACTAGTAGGCGGTGAATTTGGACTAGTATTTCAAGACCGCTCGATCTTCCGCTTAGACTATCAAGGCACGCCATTGATCTTTAGTTCTAACGAAATATCACAAAGTCGAGGCACCCAGGTCTCCGGCAGTATTGCAGCTCTCGGCCGTATGGTTTTCTTTTGGTCAGACGACGGTTTCTACATGCTTCAAGACGGCACAAAGACCACCGCAATCGGGGCCAACAAGGTAGACAAAACATTCGCCAATGATTTCGATCAGGCGTACCTGTCACGGGTTACAAGCGCCATCGATCCAATCAATCACTTATACATCGTCAGCTATCCCGGCAGCGGTCACACCAGTGGCACTCCCAACAAGCTGATCATGTACGATTGGGTAAACAACAAGTGGTCAACGGGCAGCTTTAATCACGAGATAATCGCGCGCACGCTCACGAGCGGATTTACGCTCGAAGGGTTAGACGCGATTGTCGACTCATCGACGGGCATTGATGGCATGGCCTTTTCGCTCGACAGTCGCGCCTGGATGGGTGGTCGGCTGCAGCTCACCGCATTCGATACAAGCCACAACCTTGCGCGCTTTACCGGCACCGGCTTGGCGGCAACCATTGAGACGTCGGAGTTTCAGCCCTTGCCAGGGCGGCGGTCATTTATAAACAAGGTTCGCCCCGTCATCGAGGGATCTGACGCCGTTGCTACGGTTCAGATGGCCAACCGGAACAAGGGCACCGACACGGCCAGTTTTGGCAGTGCTGTGTCACTCAACACCTCCGGCGACGCGCCTGTGCGCGAAGACAATCGCTATCACCGCGTCAGGGTTAATATCTCTGGTGGGTTCGATCACGCCCAAGGGTGTGACGTGACGTGGAAGGGCCGAGGCGCTCGATGAGCAATCAGGGTTTTCTGCCAGTACCGGTCTCGCATGGTAGCGAGGTCGAACACCGGCGCGTTATAGCAAATGCAATCAACGAGCTGCGTGACGGGAAGATCAACGCGACCGGCAGCGTCACGCTGACGGCCTCTGCGGCCTCGACAGCGGTCACTGACGCCAGGGTAGGCGGTAATAGCATGGTGCTGTTCATGCCCTCGACTGCTAACGCAGCGGCCGAGCAGGGGGCAGGCACAATGTATGTGAGCAGCGTGGGCAAACAGACGTTTACGATTACGCACGCCAACAATGGTCAAACGGACAGGACATTCAGCTATGCCGTTTTCGGCTGACGAGGAGCATGAGCTTTACGTTAAATGGTGCAAGGGCGAGATGCAGGCCGTCAAGTTTTTGCACGATATTAGTGAGATTTCGCAGATCGCGGATGACTTTGTAGACGGCGACGTAAATGATCCAGAGAGCATGACGCGACTGCTGCACCTGTCGCTAGTGGAGCTGCCAAAGAACCTGTTTTTCATACGCTACTCAAATTGGCTGGTGCCGATTATGAGCAGTTCAATGATGCTCTGGAATGCCAGCAACGGCTGGAAAAATGAATTTGGTTTTGTGTATCGCGAGGCCCTTGAACAGATCGTGGGCATCGTCGCTCAGATATGCGGCGGTCACGAACACGCCGTGCAAGTCACAAAAGAATTAAACGAGTTCTATCACCAGAAGCATGGTGAGGGATATCAGAATTGGTTGAAGGAAGTTAAATCATGAGCATTGGTGGATCATCAAGCAGTCCGAAGCCGCAGTACAAGACGCAAACGTCAAGCAGTTCGCCCTGGGACAAACAACAGCCGTTTCTGGAAGAGGGATTCCAAGAGGCGCAAGACCTGTATCAGTCAGAGACGCCACAATATTACGAGGGCGCGACGGTAACGCCATTTAGCGACCAAACACAAACTGCACTCGACTTACAGCAGGCGCGCGCTGAGATGGGTTCGCCGATGTTAACCACTGCCCAAGACCAATTGATGAACACGATGCAGGGTAACTACCTCAACAACAACCCGTATTTGCAGTCTGCCATCGACGCCGCCAGCTCTGGCATTACACGCAATTACCAAGAGGCCATTCGTCCCGGCATAGACAGCTCTTTTGAGCGAGCAGGGCGCTACGGCTCAAACGCGTATCAGACGATGCAGGATCAAGCGCAGGACACCCTGGCGAAGAACCTGGGCAGCGTCGCAAGCCAGCTCTCATATGCCGACTATGGTCGTGAGCGCCAATTGCAGGATCAGGCAATGCAACTCGCACCGGCGTTTGCGCAAGCTGACTATGACGACATTAAACAGCTCGGTGACGTTGGCTCGATTTATGACGCGCAGGCTCAAGCAGAGCTGTCTGCAGACATAGATAGATTCAATTTTGAACAGACCAAACCGTACAACAAGCTCGGTCAGTATCTAGCAATGATCCAAGGCGGCTATGGCGGCACGCAGAATCAGACCACGCCCTATTTCAGCAACCGAGGAGCCAACATGTTGGCTGGCGGTCTAGGCGGTCTCGGCGCAGCCGGTCGGCTGGGCATGGGCGGTAGCGACTTTGGCACATATGCACTGGGTGGTCTCGGCGCGCTTGGAGGGCTGCTGTAATGGCGAGAACAGGCCTAATTCACGTTGAAGACTTGCGTCCACCGCTCGGCGCAACGCGGCGTATGCAGGACATCACGGCGCAAGACATGATTATGGGCAGGGCTAAACCCCGCTCTGTGCCCATGAGCGCAGCGCCAGTGTTTCCAGGCCAGCAACGTCCATCAATGCCAACGGCTGCACCGCAGATGCCTATGCAGCAGCGTCAGCCAATGGCGCAGCGCCAGCCTATGCAGCAAGCAAAACCGGCCGCTGCGCCCTCGATGGCCGCTGCAGCTCCGGCCGCAGGCGGCGGGTTGTTAAACCCTGCAGTCGGCGCTGGGCTGTTAGGAGCTGCCAGCAAGATCGGCGGCGGTCCTACAAGCCTGCCCGTGTCGCTCGGCTCCCAGATCGGCCCCGCATTAAATCAATTTGCAAATGACTACCAAGCGTCGCAAGTGGCCGCTGAAAAGAAGGCGCGAGAAAATGCGTTAATTGAAAAGTACGGGCCGGAGGCGTTAGTGCCTGGGGCCATTGGCGAGATAATTAAGGGCAGAGAAGCAGCGCGGCAGCGGCAAGCGATGTTGGACAGCTTGGGTGGAGGAACAGGTCAAGACGCGAAAGCGCGTATTGAAGAAAGTCTTAGTCTAAAACTTACCAATGGCGAATTTCAACAATTGCGGGTCGCAATGTCTTCTGGAGATGCCAAAACAGTTAACACGGCACTGGGTTCCATACGAAAAGATAAATTCGCAAACACGACGAAACTGCGTGATGAATACGGCAAGCGCATCAGCTCTACATCCAAAATTATAGGAGCCGCCCAAGAGGCGCAACGTATGCTCGAAAAAGGCGACACCAGTGGTATCGGTGATTTGGTGACACTGTATACGACAATTACAGCCCTCGATCCTGACAGTGTGGTTAGAGAAGGTGAAGTTGCGTTAGGTCGTGAAATTCTTTCATTGGCTAAACGGGTAAAATTACAGATGGAGAGAGTAACCGAAGACCGTGTCCTTGATCCAACCACGGCAAAAAGCATGAGAGAACTGGTGTTGCAACTGGGCCAAAAAGCGCAGCAAAACGCTAATAACCTAAAAACATTCTACCAAGAAGAGGCAAGACGCTTCGCTCTTAATCCTGATTCAGTAATTATACCAAGCAGCAGGCTGAACAGGTCGGAATCAGCTAGTGATTCGCAACCCACTGTAGAAGACTTTATTTACCCAGGATTTTGATAATGGAACCATCATCAAAGCACGTTTTGTTTTTGCTTAAAAAAGTCGCTGAACAAAAAAAACGAGGTGTGCCGGATCAAAAGATTAATCAATTTGTCCAGCAAGCAACAAAGAAGCAATTAGGTAAGGCGTTGTCTCTTGACGCTCTCAATGAGGAAGCATCGTCCTGGGGCAATTTCTTCCGCACGATGGGTCAAGGTCTGTCATTTGGTTTTGGTGATGAAGCCATTGCAGGCTTGCGCTCTGCGTTTACAGACGAAACCTATGCAGACGCTTTAGCGCAAGAGCGAGCTGGCGTTGAGAGCTATAGCGCAGTGAACCCTGGCAAAGCGATAGCAGCCGAGGTGGCAGGCGCAATACCGACGATGTTTATTCCTGGCCTGGGTCAGGCGCGTGCCGTAACGATGGCCCCACGTCTTGGCAATGCTGCGTTAAAGGGCACTGTCGAGGGTGGCATTTACGGGTATGGCGCTGCGGGTACATCTGAAACGGCTGGCAGAGATACTCTCAAAAGTATGCTGCCAAGTATAGGAGCCGACGCCGCACTTGGCGGCATTGGCGGCACTGGTATGCGCGCCGCACAAGAGGTGTTCGGCCCAGCTTTTCGTAGAGGTGCGGCGAGAGTAATGGGCACAAGCGATGCTGAGCAAACAGCACGCAACATCGTCCGCGACACGGCGCGCCAAGACGGCCCTGACATTGTCGAACAGCGAATGGCCGGTGTGATGCCATCTAACCGCCAAGACGCGCGGCTTGGTGACATGACCGAGGGGCTGCAGGAACAAACAGCCGCAACCAATTTTATGGGTGCCCCAGGCGCTCAAGTTGTACGCCCTGCACTGCAAGCGCGTGAAAAAGGCACTGTGGACAGGATCTCGAAAGGTCTTGAGGACGCCATGCGAACCCGTCTGCCGCAGCAAAAATACATGGCAACGGATCTTGTAAATATTGGCAAGTGGCAGCAGCAGGCGTCGCCCATGTACAATGAAGCGTTTGAGAGCATGACGCTTCTGCCTGTGATGGATCAGCTCAAGGTATTAGCACGTCAGCCTTTAATTAAAGAAGACGCCGTGCAGCTCGCGCGCAAATTAACAGACCTCGATGACTTTTCGTTAGTTGCTAATGCAACGCCCCGCACCTGGGATCTGGTGCGGCGTGGATTAAGCGACGTAATTAACCGGGAGACTGACAGCATCACCGGTAAAACGAGTGGCGTCGGTGCAAAAGCGATTGAGTTGAAGCGACAAATAACTGACCTGATGGATAATCCGGCTGTTGACCCAGACGGCCTGTTCAAGGCAGCACGCGACACGTTTGCTGATCCTGCAGCACTCAAAGAGGCGATGCAAAAAGGCAGTCAGTTATTTAAGACCAGTGACACCTTAAAGCTCGGATACGGCTTAGAAGACATTGCCAATATGACGCGTGCCGAAAAAGACGCGGTTTTGAGAGGCGTCGCTTTCGCAGCAAAAGACGTGCTGTCAGATCCAAACCAGAGCGCGGCACGCGCCATGCGTCAAATCACTAAAAGCGGTCGCATGGATCTGTTGCAAGCGCTGCTGCCTGATCCTGACGATCTTAACGCCTTTGTCGGCAAGCTCGATGACGAGCTGATGATGCTGGAGACGTCATCCGACATATTGCGCGGTGCGCGCACTGAACCGTTGAAGCAGGCTATTGAGCGTCTGCAGAGGCAGGCTGGTGGGATGACGCAGATGTCTCCCTCCGGTTTCATTACGTCTATTGTGTCCCGTTTGAGAGATGAAGGTGCAGAAGCCACTAAGGAAGCTGTCACGCGTCACATGGCTGAAATGCTGATGACGCCAGTTGCCGACGCAAAGAAAATACAAGGCATCTTGCGCGGCACAAGGATGGACAAAATTTATGAAGGCGTGCGCTCAGTATCGTCGTCGGTTGCCGAAAAAATAGGGCGCAGAACACCCATAGCCGCCGAGCAGCAGCTCGGCATTTTACCGTTTTAGGATTAGCACATGGCCGAAATTAATGATCTCAGCGTCGATGCAGCAAGCAATATAGCTCGATTTCCCGAGAACCAATTACCGTCAACCGTAAATAACGGGGCACGTACCCTCGAGTCAATTATTGGGCGCTGGCATAAGGACACCAACGGCTCAGTCGCAGTTGCAGGTACGAACACTTATACGGCTACGATTAATGCCGATACCGGTTTCGCGCTTTATGATGGATTTGAGTTTGTCGGCGACTTCGCGAACGGCAATACCGGAGCAGCTACCATCAACCTAACGCCACACGGCGGCTCGGCGCTTGGTGCAAAGGCGATTAAGAAAAATGTTTCGACAGCATTGGCCTCGGGCGACATTGCTGCGGGTGCCAAGGTTGCGTTGATTTACGACGGCACAAATTTTCAGATGATGAGTCCGGTAGTATCGACGGCGAGCTACAGTGATCCTTTAACGACCCGTGGCGACCTCGTAAAACGGGGAGCAAGCGCGACAGAGCGTCTTGCGATTGGATCGGCTAACACGGTTCTGACATCAGATGGTACGGACCCGAGTTTTTCAACAGTGGCTACGGCCATGATTGCGAACAACGCTATTGATGAAACGAAACTTAAAGATGCTTTGATTGGAGACTTTACCGAAGTTACCGTCGCAGCGGGAGATTCCATTTTACTAGCTGACGCAACAGATTCGGGAAACACTAAGCGCGATACGGTTCAGGGCATCTTAGATTTGGCTGGCGGCGGCGCTTGGTCGTTTATTAGTTCGACAGATATTTCTTCCGCAGCAAGCTTTGATTTTACAGCGGTCGATGCCAGCGCATATGACGGCTATATGATGTACTTGATGAATGTGGTGCCGGCAACAGATGCGACCTACATATGGCTACGAACATCCACCGATGGCGGCAGTAACTACGATTCTGGGGGAGCGAACTATGGCAATTCCATGGTCGGTGTTGATGGCAGTGGGTCGATCCACGATCAATTTTCTGCAACGCAAATTTCGTTGAATGGCGACAGCGCAAGCGACAACGCTCGAATTGGATCGGCTAGTGGAGAGGACGGCGTCAGTGGTTTCGTGATGGTGCATGGCCCGCATTTGGCTAAAGAGACAAATGTGACATGGCAGATTAATTTTACCAATGCGAACGGTGACGCTAGTGGTGGTTTTTTCACTGGCGCTGGTGCGCGACAAAGTTCCGCAGATGTGGATGCTTTCCAAGTTCTGTTCTCGTCAGGTAATATTGAGAGCGGTACGATAACCGTACTAGGTCTCAAAAATAGTTAGGACAACATGATGGCACGAGAAGATTACACACACAAAATGGTAAATGGTGAGCGCGTTGACCTTACATCAGATGAGATTGATGAGCTTGTTAAAGCCGAAGAGGACTGGGCCGCTGGCGCAGCCGCACGGGCTTTTTCGTCATTGCGAGATCAGAGAGACAGCCTCCTGGCTGAGTCAGACTGGATGGCGCTGCCTGACAGTCCAGCTATGAGTGACGCCTGGACCCAGTACCGGGCTGATCTGAGGGCGCTCCCGGCCCAGTATGACA